GTCGATGGGCTCGGGCCCGACCGTTCCGGCATCGGGGACCGTCACGTAGGCCGCTTCCCACGTGACGCCTGCGCCGCCGCCGGTCAACGTCTGCGACCCGCCGGGCGACGTATCGCCCGAGCCTTGCGCGTAGAGGTCGTAGATGTCCGATGACGTGCCCGGAAGCGTGGGAAGCGTCAGCGTCACCGCGCTGGATGCGGCCGGGCGTACCTGCTTGCGGAAAATCGACCCGGGCGGATTCGTCACCGAGAAGTCCAGGCCGCCGCCGACGACCGCGATGGAGATGCTATCGTCCGCGGATGTGATGGGAATGACGCCGGTTTGTCCGCCGACCTCAAGGACGCCGGTGTTTGAGATGACGCCAGCGGTGATGTCGATGCCCGCGCCCGGCGATAGACCGAGGTATCCGTTGATGATGCCCTGGACGTTGGCGAGCAGGATGGTGATGTCGCCGGTGACGATGTTCGTCGCCGTTGCGGGAACGAGAACGCGCGCGAGCGCGACGTATCCAGCGGGCGTTGCGGGGTCAACCGGTGATGCGGACGGCGTGCCTTGCACGTAAATCAAACCGTACGTCTCGTCCAGGTGGTATACGGTGGTCGGCGTTACCGTCGAGCCGCTGCGAACGCCGACGGTATGCGGGTCAACGTCCACGTTGGCGAACTGGATGCAGATGAGGTCGTGTCGCGCGTGCGTCGGGTCCGACGGTTGAATCGTCACGTTTGCAGCGGCGGTGGAGTAGGCGACCTTGGCGACGCTGGCACTCGTCGTCTCCGGCAGGAAGACCAGTTGGTCTGCGCCGCCCACCGTGACCAGCATGCCACCAGGCGCCGTGACGGTGAGCGGATTTGCCGCAGGGAGAAACGCGCGTTGCCCGCTGATACCAAACGCGAGCGCACCGATGAGGTCGCGTATCTGCGTCTGGATGGCGAGCATATCGGCAGCACCGGCGAGTTGTCCCGTAACCCAGTCTGTAAAACGCGCAAGCGGAAGTGCCACGGTGATTCTCCTAGACGAACGTGTAGGTGTTTTGGTAGACGGGGTGTTCGCCGCCTGCCTTGACACGGTTCACCGCATCCGCAAGTCCAGCCGACGGGGTGATGAACGACGCGCTTGCATCGAGCAAATACGCGGTGTAGTCGAGGTAGGCATAATCGAGGAAGAATGCGTCTTCGAGCGAGACGGTGTAGGCCATGTTCACGAGAAAATCGTTATTGACGAGTCCAGCCGCTGCAGCGGCGGTGGGGTCACTCTGCAGGTCGAGCACCGTGACCGTCGGTGCAGAACCCGGTGCGCCAATCCCGGCGAAGTATTGGTCAACGGCCTTCTTGATGGCCCCCAACGTCAACTTCTCGGCTGACAGTGCGGCAAGGACGCGCGTGCGATAGGCGTCGTCGGATTCTCCATCGACCGGCGTGACGCCATAGAAGACGCCGTGCGCGCGCAGATACAACCCCGTCGCGTGCTGCACCGTCAACTGCGCGAGCAGGTTGTTTTGGTCGTCTTCAAGCGCGTCGAAGAACGAGCCGACCGAGGTCAGTAGCGCCTTAATCGGACCGATAGTGGCTCCGGGCGGCGGGACATCGAAGTTATACGGACCTTCCTGGAAGCCTTGCTCCAGGATGAACGCCGGGTCGCTCATTAGTAGTTCACCGTGAGGTTGTTCGTCACCGTCACGGCGCCGAGATTCGAGCAGCGCGTGGTTTGGTTGACCGGCATCGTGACCACGCCGAACGCATCGACGCCGAAGTCTCCGTTCACGCCGTTGATGAGCACCGAGTCCACCAGGACGTTGGAGATGCCGCCGACTTCCTTCGCGACTTCGATGACGGCCGCGAGGATGAGCGGGCTCCCAATCGGCCGCGAGTTCACGTAGTCGAAGATGGCCTGACGCACCGTTGCAAGAACTTCCGCGAGGCTCGCCACCGTTGCGATGTACGTCCCGTTCGTGTCAACGGAAAGCGAGAGGACTATCGAGACGACCTCCGAGCCGTGCGCGTAGACCTGCGTGCCGCCAGCGCGCCATTTTCCGCCGGTGAGGTCTTCTTGGAACTGCTGGAGCACCGCGTTGTTCGGGTTGGCGACGGTCGCTCCGCTCGCAACGGTGTCGCCCACCACACCGTCCGTCACGGCGAGGTTGACGACCGTCAGCGGCGAGGTGCCGCCGCTGCTCAAGACCTGACCATAGTAGCCGTGACCGGCGCCGTCGTTGACCGTCACGTAGGCGAGGTGCGGGAAGGGGACCGCGTTGACGACAGGGATGGTGGCGTTCGACCCGACGGCCGGAATCAGTTCGGGGCTCGTGGTGGTCGTGTCGGCCCCGAGGTTGCCCGAGCCGTCGTCGCAGTAGAGTTGCACCATGCCGCGCAGGAACGTCGAGCCGTCGGTATCCGTGTTGTCGAGGGCGGCGCACGAGAGGATGCCCGGGTAGGTGAGCGCCGCCGCCTTCAAGGCCGCAATCGTTCCTTGCGAGGAGTTCGGGATAGCTTCGAGCGCCCGCGCGCGCAGGCCGCCGTTCGGCGAGTCGTCTTGCTCCACGTCGGCACCGCCGGAGATGGGGATGACGTTCGTCACCGAGTAGCCGCTCGGGCCCGAGACGACCTGATTTATGGCACCGGCGATTTGGTCGCCGATGCTGCCCAGGGTGACGCAGACGCAGTTCGCGAGCGTGGAGAGCGTCTCGCCGACCTGGAGCGTGGCGATGGAGGTCAGGCGGTAGACCGACGGCGGAATCGTGGGGTCGGCATTCTGCGCCGCAACCAGGGTGCCGACCGGGAAGACGACGGTAGCGACGGCCGGGCCGGTTTGCGACTCGAACTGGATGCATTGGTTGCCGGTCGCGGCCGTGGCCTGCTTGCGGAAGACGCCGACATCGGCAGCCTTGTAGTCGAGCGCGGTCCCCGTCGCGGTCAGGATGAAGGCGGCGTTCTGGACCATCGTCAGCAGTTCGTACGCGCCCGTTATCTTGCCGTTCGTCACGACGGAGGCGTCCGAGCCGAGCGCCATCGCGCCGGACTCGATGTACGTCTTCGAGACGCCGCCGTCGTTGTAGTTCGTGATGAGCGAGCCGAGGGCTTCGGTCGCAGCCTTCATGCTCAACACGAGGTCGGCCGTCGTAGGGAAGGTCGGCAGTGGTGCGAAGGTCGGCGGCGTAAAACTCACGGTTTTGCTCCTACTGCTTGTAGAACGGGAAGACGAGGTTGAGGCGCTGTGGGCCTTCGACGCCAATCGCCATCACGTCGTAGCCGATGACCCACGAGTCCTGGTTCGACTGCTGGACCTCCACGTCGAGCACCGTCTGGATGCGCGGTTCGGCCTGCAGCACGTCCATGATGTCCGCGCGTAGGATTTGCGCTTGAACCTTCGGCGCCGCCTGCCCTGACCCGAGGATGCGCCCCTTGTCGAACCCATAGTTCGGGTGCAGCAGCAGACCACCCTTATCGGTATAGATGCGGATGCGAAGGTCTTGTGCGAGCAGTTCGAGCCCGTTGACCGTCAGCAGGTCGCCGTTCGGGCCAACGACGCCTTCGCCCGTGATGGGGTCCAGGAACACGTCGCTCCCGAGCAGCGGGTACGGACCGAAGGCTCCCGGCGAAAGGTTCGACGGTCCGCCGATTTGCAGCGACTCCGCGGAGGCCGAGAACGCTATCAGGTTGGACCGGCTGGACTCCGCGCCTTGCGAGTCAACCGCCGTCGCGGCGTAGTATTGCTGCTGGCCGTACACCGGGTCGATGTCGAAGCAGTTGGTCGTGAGCAGCACCGACGAGATGGGCTGCAGGGCGCGAACTTCAACCCACCCACCCGTTCCGGTGACGGAGCGGTAGAGATTGTAGCCGATGATGGGATACGAACCCGTCACCGGGTTTTGCATCACGCCGAAGACGAGGATTCCGGACGCCTGCGAGGCCGAAACCAAGGACGGTATCTGCGGCCCAACATCCCCACCGCCACCGCCGCCAACGATGGTTATATCCGGGGGGAGTAGTACGCTCATGCTTCCTCGTCCATTCTCACGAGCAGTGGATGTTGACGGCGGCGGTCGTGGTCTGCGAAGCTGCCGTCACCGTCACCGTCAGCGTGGTCGAGGATAGCGAGGTTTTCCAGGATGTTACTCCCGTGGTGGTGTCCGAGCCGTTGGCCGTGACGGTGCAGTTGCTCGACGCCGGGACCGACTTCGTGAAGTTGCACGTCGTCGCGGATGAGAGCGAGCAGGTTCCAGTCGTCACGCACGGGAGTACACCACCGGATGCACACGCGACCGCGACCGTTGCCGAACCGAACGGGACGGTGCCTTGAATCCAGTTTGACGAGGTTCCGGCGGTGATGCGCGCACCGTTCGATACCATTAGCGTGATGGCGCACATAGCGTTGAATCCGGGGCAGTTTCCATACCCGCCCGCAAAGCCTGCGTTGTAGACCTGGAGCGAACCAGTCACGTTGACGTTTCCAGGTTGTGCCGTGGGAGCCGCGGTCGGTTGCGCGACCACCGCGACGCCGCGCGTTCCCGACTGTGTGGCAAGAACGGTCGCCGCGTCCGCGATGAGACTCGCGACGTTGACGTTTCCAGGTTGTGCCGTGGGAGCCGCGGTCGCCTGCGCGACGGCCACCTTCCCATAGTATCCGGTCGGCAACGGTGACGGAACGGCGGCGGCGTTGCCGACGAGAGGGCCCGAGAAAGCGAGTTGACCGATGCTCGACGTGTAGGTTGACGACGTGCATTTCTCCAGCAAACCGCTTGTGTTTGAACAGAGCAGGCTTCCCGTGAGGTTCTCGAAGATGGGGTTACCGTTGAAGTGGAACTCGTCTCCATTCTTGATGCTGAACGTCCAGGACGATGCGGGGTCTGCCGAGGTTCCGAAGTAGAATGTGTCCAGGTCCCCCGCGATGCAACTGACATAAAAGCCGTTGTCGGCATCCCCGCCGCCATACATGCGAAGATAGGTGTGCGCCGTTCCCGCTTCGCACTCGTTGTTCGCGTACAGGTTGAGCCAACCGTTGCCCGATGCCGCCGTTGGCTGCGAACCGAACAGGGTTGCCGTATCGCCACTCACCGAAGTCCCAACCTGTCCAGCGACTAGCACGTTGCCGGGTTGTGCGGTCGGGGACGACGTTGCTTGCGCGATGACCGCCGCTCCGAAGGTGCCTGTCACCGTCGGGTTCGGGGTAGACGAAGCGTTTGCGACGACGGAGCCATTCACGATTGCGCCGGTCGCACCGTACTTGGAGCTTCCGGCCTCGTAGGTTCCATCCGCCGTGATGAAGACCGGGGTACTTCCGCCCGTCGCGTTTTGGAACTCGATGAGGCCGCCGCTCGGCGCGATGATGTGCGTCCACGCATCTTCCGAGAGGACCGTGAAGAGCGAGCCGCCCGGGGCCGTGAGGTTGAGAGTATTGGGCTGCAGGAGCGCGTACTCGGTCGTGCCGCCATTGTAGACCTGCAGGCCACCCGCGTTCGAGTTGCCGTAGTTGACCAGGACCGCACCACCCGAGCCGTTGTTCGAGTTGAGGATGAGGCTGGTGCTCGCAGGCGTCGTCAGGGTGGTGACGGTCAACGCGCCAACCGTAGCGGTCGTGGCCGCTAGGTTCCCGACCGTTGCGGTTCCTGTGACCGTGAGCGCACTAAAGGTTTGGTCGTTGTACCCGTAGTTGCTATCGGCGACCGTGTTGCCGAGGTTCGCGCCGGACGGGAGCGAGACGTTCGTCCCGTTTCCACGCATCGTGTTCTGCGTGAAGACGACGTTGGAATAGTTGATGAGCCCCGAGCCGTCCCATAGCACAAAGCCGTAGCCCGGCGAGTTCGTGATGTAGTTGCCCGTGATGGTGGCGCCGTCGGCCGATGCGCCGAATGCCACGATGCCACCCGCGTCAATCCCTTGCGCGGAACTGCCGCTGGCGTTGACGTAGTTCCCTTCGACCAGGGCTGCGCCGCGCACGAGGATGCCAGCATAGATGGACGAGCCCGTCGGGTCCGTTCCGCTGTTCTCGACGGTGTTTCCGACGATGGTGACGCCGGTCATCGTGCCGCCAAGCGAGTTGTCGATTTGGATTCCCTCAGTCGGGCACGCCGACACCGTGTTGCCCGCCACCGTCACGGACGCGGTGGTTCCGGGCCCCTCTGACGGGTCGGTGTCCACCTCGATACACGACGCGCTTCCGCCCGAAGCGGTCAGCACGTTTCCGCTTGCCGTGACCTCGGTCGCGTCTTCGATGCGGATGCCCGTTCCGTTCGTCGTCGTGTTGACGACGTTGCCGGAGATGGCGAACTTCGAGCTACCGA